TAATATAAAAAATTATATAATAAAAACAAAAAAAACAACCAAAAAAACAACCAAAAAAACAACCAAAAAAACAACCAAAAAAACAACCAAAAAAACAACCAAAAAAACAACCAAAAAAACAACCAAAAAAACAAACAAAAAAACAAACAAAAAAACAAACAAAAAAACAAACAAAAAAACAAACAAAAAAACAAACAAAAAAAATCTAACAGGAGGATGGACGGGCCATGGATATGGTAATAATAGCGAAGCAGGATATTATATTAAGTATTTAGGTAAATTATATTTATGGTATCAAGGTCCAATATGGGGTGGATGGAGAGAAATTCTGTTCAATAATCAAACAAATTCTTATAGTCTTGATTCGATTGATGCTGGATTAAATAAAGATTTAGGTGATGATCCAAATTATGATTCAAATAGAAAAGCTACCTTTTATATAGATTTCCAACAATTTTTAGCTAATTTATCTAGCGAAAATACCAATTCGAATGAACAAAAATGTGCAGATGAAAGAAATGACTGTATCGTTCCTATAGATAACAACGGGTCAAACATAATTTATAGACGAAGTGATGGGAATGAATTACACAAAAAAAAATATTTGGATAACGTAACTAATGGAGAAATTATAAAATGTTCTAATGAAAAATTTGGTGATCCTGCACCGGGACATCATAAATCGTGTTATAAGAAAAAGATTGACTATGAATGGTGTGCAAATGAAGATCATGATTGTGCTTTTGATGGTGAAACGAAGGATATAATTTATAAACGAAGTGATGGACAAGAACCAGAAAAATATAGAATATTACCATTTCAAAAGAATTCTGTTGAATGTAATAATAAAATATTTGGTGATCCTGTTCCGGGAGAACATAAAGCTTGTTATAAGATTAATAGAACGCTAACACATTGTGCAAATGAAGATCGTGATTGTGCTTCGGATGGTCAAAAGAACGATATAATTTATAAACGAAGTGATGGAAAAGACTCAATAAATAACAAATATTTAAAAAATATAGATACAACTAAAAAATGTAATAATGAAACATTTGGTGATCCTGCACCGGGACATGAAAAAGGTTGTTTTATTGATTCGAATCCAAATGTTGAGAGCAGTGATCAATTTTTTGATAAAATGAATAATTATGGAGTAGAAAATATAGTTTCTGTAGATAATTGTTTATATTCGTTTATGTTTTTAGGTGGAACGAGAGATATATGTGATCCAAATATCGATAATGATCTTGGAAAATGTTGGAATAAATTTTTTGAGAATTGGCCAAAAGAATATCCATTTTTAATTATTAGTCATTGTAATAATAGAGAAAACGCCGAGAAAGAGTGGGATTTTTGGCGACAAAAAATTTATACACAAAACAAAAATATATTCAAAAATAAAGTAATTATTTGTGGAATGCAATCTGAAAATGTAAGCCGAGATATGCATTCCGATACTAATATTTTAAAAGATAGATATGTTAATGATAGTAATGGTAACTATACTGGCGAATATCATACAAAAACTGGATGGGGCTTTAACAGTTTGGCCGATGCACTTGTTTTAATGACATTAGCAACATATACAAATGATTTATGCAGATTACGTTATAATGGTTTACCTAGAAATTGTGATAATGCTTTATTTAAGAATTATTATAAAAATATTCCTAATGATGAAGACTTAGCATCAATTAATTCACTAAACCGAAATGATAATTTAGACAATAAAATTTCTGGCTATACAAGATTTCTTTTACTAGATATGAAATCATTACCAACAGGTAAACCAAGCGATTGTATACAATTTTTTGAACAAATAGAAACTAGTGGGGGGGGGTCGGATGAGACTCCATTATTTAATCAAATATTTGGTGATTTACATGGAGGCGGTGATAGTGGTAGTAGAATTCCGAATATTATAAATTCTAGATTACATACAGATACCCAAACAGATCCAGAACAAAAATTAATAACTAATGGTTTCAGAAGTATGTCGGGAAGTCAATGGACATCATTTACAAATAGAGTATTATTTAATAGTAATGGTAATTATATTATTCCTTATTCATGTTATTATGCCCATGTTAAAGCAACATTTCAATTATTTGATAATCCAGATGAGCTTAATGTTATAAATCATTATAAAGGCAAACCTCAACCATTGAATACATGGGTAAAAGGATTTAAAGCAATTACGACTAATGGTAAAAATTCGATGATGTCAAATATAGGAGCAATATTATTAAATGATATATATGCATCTGATTATTTTAAAAGATTTCCTGAAGGTGATAATCAATGGTTATTTAAACCATCTACATGGGGAGATCAGTCAGGGTGTATGGTACGTGGTTGTGTGGGGGGGATGGGTAATGAACAATATCAAATTAGAAGTTTAAATTGTCACTGGGATAAAAGTTCTTTTGGAGTGTACTTAAATAATAATCCACCCAATGCTCCTCAATATATAAAAAATACTAGATTAGACAATCCTATAGATCCATATAGAAAAGTAGAAAAAAATATAGGTTGTGGATATTACAATAATCTAGATGCAGGTGCACCTGATGAAGTACTTGGACATGGATTTTATGTAAATTATATGTTTTATAAAAATGGTAAACATAAACCAGGTATATTTACTATTACTAACGCTAATGGAGAAAAGTTTCCATTAGGTGTAGCTTCTCGTATTACAGATCGATCATCCCTCAGACCGGATAAATATTTACAAACCAATTATTTACCACAAAAATTAATAACTGACAAAAAACGAGATGGTCGTGTTGATATAGCAACAGATGAAAATCATATTATATACATTAATAGTTTTGTATTTAGACCGAATGATAATTCTAGATGGTGGAATAATGCAGTAACATTACATAATATGATAAGGAATGGCAATGATGCATTGGAAGAAGAAAGAGCAAATGTTATAAATATAGATGAAACTATAAATAACAGAGTATCAATATCTTTAGATAAATATGGCTCTAATAAAGATGGTATTATGAAGTTATTAGCATCAGATGGTAAAATAACCCAGTCGGTATATACGGACTGGGATGCGATAAATATATGGCCGTCAAATTTATTGAGAGATTCAAACTTAATAAATCTATTCGATACAGTCTTGAAAAGCTGGAGGCAGCAGCAAATACAAACACAATTCAATTTCGGCGATTTGATAACTGTGCTTACAAATAGTTCAAAAGGTCAAAATGTAGATTCAAAAATTTTAAATGTATTTAATTATAAACCAGGTGCTGAGCCTGGAACAAGTGGTTTGTATAATTTTTATACGCTTTTTAGGAATCTTAGAGAAGGAAATTTCTTTAATACAGTTGGAAATCCCACTGATTTTGGAGCGATAACATTATGGCCGGAAAGTCAGCAATATGGTATATCTGTAATTGGAATGGCTCCATTATATCATCCAATTGACCATGGTAGTCAAAATTTTATAATATGGTTATTTGCAAATAATATTTTTAAGTTTTGTTACAGGTGGACTAGACAAAATTTTGACAACGCCAGCCACACATTAGATATTGCGTATAGAGATATGTTTCAAAACTATATGTATCATTTACGAGATACAATTGTTTATTATTATAATATAGAATTTTATACAATATATAATTTATTAAAATATGGTATATATTTTTCATTTAATTATTTTTCATTTAATTCTGATAATATCGATGATTTAATCAATGAAAAAGAACAATCGAATTGGACGGGGTATACAGCGGAACAAGATACTCTAACTTCTGGAAAAATAGTAAGAATTACAAATATACCGGTAGATAAAAGGGAAGAGCCAGAAATGCGGACAATAATAGGCGTGACAAATCCTGAGCATAACGCTGATCTAGAGTATAATTTATCCGATATAAATCTTATAGGAGATAGTGATGACAAACACCAGTTGCGTATAGATAAATTGAAAGAGACGTCATATTTTAGTCCCTCTTACCTCCCATCGAAAAATAAGATGACGGACATTGAATGGGCGAGCCAGTCAAATCAAGAAACTAGAAATATATGTAGTTCATTTATATGTACTTATTTTAAGGCACAATATCAAATAAATGTTGGTAGTACATTTGCAACTACTGAATTTGAACTTCCAGTGGTTGCTAATAAAGATTTTAATATAAAACTTTCTTCCCATGGAAATACTATGCTGAGTAGAATAGCTAGTACAGGAGCACCATTTGTGCGAAAAATAGATAATGGTTCTGCATATTATGATGGATATTATAAAAAAATATTTGATAATAAATCTTCAGCATATATACTTGGTGGTAATAAATCACATAAAAAAAATAAATCATTTAAAAAGAAAAATAAATTGAATAAATTGAATAAATTGAATAAATTGAATAAATTTGGTGGTGTAAAAATTAGAAAAACCCAAAAAGAGAAAAAGAAAATGTTTCTTCACACAGATATGAAAAAACGGAAGTTGAATAGTATTCTTACTAATATTTTAGAAAACAATAAAGATTTATTAGTATCAAAAAACGATCAAAATAATTTAGAGTATAATGATATTATTATAAAATTATATAACATTGAAGAAAATATATATGATAACAGAGGAAACATAGTAAAAAATAAATTTAATATAACAATTAATGATTTGGATAAATTCAAAAAATATTTTCCAAATATTTCAGATGATAATAGTAAATATACTACAAAAATTGGCGAATTATATACCCCAAATACAAACAACTTATTTATAACAATTCAAAATATAAATAATGATTCCAATAGTATATATCAAGTAGAAATAGAAGATAAACCAGAAAAAGTGAATATATTTTATTCTATGAAAGAAGAAATTATAAAAAATCCTTCATTATTTGCGATTTAGAGTTATACAGTAAGTATAAATAACAAATATAATCATTTAATATATAAGTAAAGCAAAAATAATTAGGGTTTAAGGAACAGGAGTTCCTTATTTATAATAGTAATCATCAAAAACAACCTTATTTTTAATACTTCTGCTCATTTTAGATGCTGATATATTTTCGTGTAATGCAGCTTTTGCAATAGTATCCCAATTATTTAAAACCGCTTTCGTATTAATATCTATTTTTTTGACTTTTTTTCCGGTTATACACTACTGATAAATGTTTGTTGTTCAAATTCTGTAAAATTATTTTTAATTTTATTTAATAATTTATTATTATAAGTTGTAGTTAGCTTTGTAATCGGGTTATTCTCAATGAGTTCAACGATATTTAACTCTTGCATTTTATAATATATATAATATAATTTTCTTCAAGTTTGGTTTGTTTTTATTTATGAAAGCGAGTTTTATAAAAGCATCATTAAATACTTGGATTTTAAGGAAGTATCCATTTACTACCATCGATTTTTTTTTACACTAATTTTTGGTCCTTTACGACCATTTTGTCCCCGTGCGTTTGGGTCATATATTTCTTCTTCATCATCAGAATGTAAATCTTTAGATATTTCCCAAAATTCTTTAGAACCTAACTTGAAATCTTTATGTGATTCAGCTTTATACCAAAATATTTGTTCATGTAGTTTATTAGATTTAACATTATTATTGATAACTAGACATTCATAATTTTCAGTACATTGATCCATAACTTGACAAAAAGATTCAAATGTTGGAAACATACCAGCATAATTTTCATAAATACGGCGTCGATTCGCAATATATGGTTCTCTTAAAATAAAAACATAATCTATATTCGTTCTTAATACCGGTGGTATACCTAAAGGATATTGCATGGTAATTATTAGCATGATTTTCCAATGACGACCATTCATAAATAATAAACGCATCATTTTATCACGAGTCCATTTATCATCAAAAAGACAATCATCTAAAATAACAAATGCTCGAGGATCAATATTAGTTCTTTTATATGATTCTAATTCCTTTTTTACTTGTTTTAAAACTGTTCGTTGGCGTTTAAGAATATTTTCAATAATAGCGGTATTATATTCATCATGAATAAATAATTTTGGAACATGTTGACTATAAAATCCATTACCGGCTTCAGTTCCAGAAATAACTGTTCCAATTGGTATATCTTGATGATAGTATAACAAATCTCTTACTAAAAAACTCTTACCTGTATCACGACGTCCTATCATAACAATAACCGGACCTGTATTTTGATCTGGTTTAAATGTAATACTTTTCATATCAAATTTTTTTAATTGTAATGTCATTTAATAGTTTGAAAGAAAATAAAAATATATATAAAAACGCGTAATTAGTTTAAATATTAAATAAAATATATATTATTTAAGATAATGGAAATATCTTATAAAAAGATAAATAATAGTGAACTTTTTAAACATTTTGAAGATGAAGATTTATTAAATACAAAGATATGTCAAAACTATGTACCATTATATAATAAATTTTTTACATTAAATGAAACAAATTATAATTCAATAAATTTAAATAATAAAAATAATTTGCATTCATTGATAAAAAAATATTCAGAAAATACCTTTTTAGGAAAAATTAAAGATGAAAACAATAATATTCAAGAAAAAAATATATTTTTTAAATTATGTCCATTGTTGGATCCATTTAAATATATGGCTGGACAATATGATATATGTAATAATAATTTAATGAATCTTCCTAAATTAAATAGTACTAATTGTCATTTTAAAATTAATGACCCAAATAATGCATCGTATGTTGATAGTTTTTTCACATATCTTACAAGTCAATTATATAATAGATTAAATTTCTCTCATGGAATAGATTTTTATGGTTCATATTTGGGACATAAAAATAATTTACATATAGATATAGGAGATGATATAGATATGTTAGCAGATAAAGATTTTTTTCATAAAAATATAAATATATTATATACTTTTTTAAATTCTGATTATCATGAATTATTCAAAGAAGATACTAGATGTAATAAGAAAGTCCTAATTTTTGGCGATGATATTAATGATAATATATTAAATTTACATGAAATTACTACACTAGATTCTCTAAATACATTAAATAATCAAAAAGAAAATAATAATACAGACATTAATATTGATTTATCATCGAGTGAAATATATGTATCTTCTTTAAAAAAACATTCTAGAACGAATTCAACAAATTCCGATTTTTCATCCAGATCATCTAATACGGAAAATAGTGAAAATAGTGAAAATAGTGAAAATAGTGAAAATAGTGAAAATAGTGATGAAGAATATAGTGACGAATCATCAAATCTAGAAAGTATAATGGTTTCTCTTAAACAATTTCCTATACAAATTATTGCTTTAGAAAAGTGTACAAATACATTAGATTATTTATTTATAGAAGATAAATTATCACAAGATGAATTAGGGTGTATTATAATACAAATATTAATGATGTTAATTACCTATCAGAAATTATTTAAATTAACACATAATGATTTACATACAAATAATATAATGTATATAGAAACTGAAAAAACTTATTTATATTATAAATTAAATGGTAAACATTATAAAGTTAAAACTTTTGGTAAAATATTTAAAATAATAGATTTTGGAAGAGCTATTTATGAATATAAGAATAATAGAATTTGCAGTGATAGTTTCCATATAGATGGAGATGCATCATCACAATATAATTGTGAACCGTATTATAATAAAGATAAACCACCGATTGAACCGAATTATAGTTTTGATTTATGCAGATTAGGATGTTCCATATATGATTTTATTACTGAAAAATATGAAACTTTGGAAGAAATCCGTTCTCCGATATATAAAATAATAATGAATTGGTGTGATGATGATAGTGGAAGAAGCATATTATATAAAACTAATGGCGAAGAGAGATATCCCGATTTCAAATTATATAAAATGATTGCACGAAAAGTTAACAATCATGTACCAAGTGATGAAATAAACAATAAATATTTTAATAGATTTATTGTTTCAAAAAAAGAAATTAAAAAAGGATCTAAAATATGTAATATAGATCTATTAGAAGTTTTATAATTTTATATATTTAAAAAAATGATATATTAAAAAACTTATTAAACCTAAAATAACATCTATAAGTAAATAAATCCAGGCTTTCTTATTACCATTTATAGCATTATATGAAAATAAAAAATATAATAATGCATGAATAGGTCTTAAATTATTCCACCAAATTTTATTTCCGAAAACTTCGGCTCCAGTTTTTCTAGTATCAGATAAATATATATAACTAAAACCAATTGCTGGTAATAATAAAATATACCCTAAATATTTCAATAAATTTGTAGAAATATTTTTAGCTACATATACAAGGATCGACCTTGTACCAATACATCCAATTAAAAAAAGTAAATACCGTTTATATATAGTATTCATATAGAATATATATATATATATATATATTCTATATTAATAGTTTTAGTTTACTATTTAAAAAGCTGGTTTATCAACAAATACTGGTGCTTCGGTTAATATATTTGATTTTAAGCTAAATTGTTGCATAATATAATAACCAACAACAACACTAATATATACGATAATAGAATCAATTATAATTGATTTAAGTGATTTATTTTCTTTTGTAATAAATCTCATTTCAAGAAATTTTACTACAAGAAATATAAAAGAAATTATTAAACTAGTAAAGTAAATATCATTCATTTAATTAATATAGATAAATAAGCTATACTAATTAAACGAATATATTATATTATATTATAGAATTTCAATATCATTTAAAATTGGGTTTGAATCAAGTTCTAAAGCATTAGATAAATTAATAGTATCCATATTTATTTCTATATCATTACCAATATCTAGTTTAATATTATCATCGTCTTCATTTGCTAATTTTTCTTTATTTATTGCAGCAATTTTTTCTAAAGTTTCTAAATCTTTCGGTGCTTTCACAAAATGTTCGGCTCCACTTGATTCCACAATGAAATCTTGATTTGAAAAAATAACATTATTATTTTCAGTATTATTTTCAATATTATTTTCAATATTATTTTCAATATCAATTTCAGTATCATTTTCAGTATTATTTTTTGATATATTATCAGCTACTATATCTAATTTTTCATCAATTGATAATTCTGGCTCAACAGTTTCTTTTAAATTATTTGATGTATGAGTATTCGATGATAATTTCTGATTAGTAGATAAATTATTATTAGATATATCAGTTTCATTTGCTTTATGTTTTTCTATAACTTCTTCCTCTTCAGTTTCATCCATATAAGCATGTAATATTCTTTCAACAGGAATATTTTCTCTAATCGCAATTAAAATAGCTTCTTTAATTAGAGTTTCTAATTCTCTATTATTTCTCTGAACTTGTAATGGCATTATATCTTTTTCAAAAAGATATATATTAGTATATAATTTACGAGCGGTATTTATATAAACTTGATGAATAAACTTATCAAGTGAGGGAATATCAATATCTATTTTTTTTTGTTTCTGCCCAACTCTAATACATGTTAGTGCTTTTAATTGAATTATATGTACACATGTAATTAATTCTTCTAAATAATTACATCCACTAACTTGTTCTATACGTTTACGTTCTTGTTCAATCGTACTAGGATTCCAGTTAGGTATTTGACTTAATAAATTTTGAAATGTCATTAAGTATTTATTATTTTCATTATTTTCTATACATAATTTATTTGCTTCATTAAAAATAGATTTTATCCCTTGAATAATTGTATTTGTTAATATACTAACTAATCTAGCACACCATTCATTTTTTGAATCTGTTAAACTACTGATAGAATAATCATCCATTTACATAGATAATATATTTTCTAAATATGATTCGGAACGAAAAAACATGGAATTTAAAATAAATAAAATAAATAATTCTTCATTTCTTAACTCTTTTTTAACTTTTTGAATACTAATAAGTAATTCATATTTATCAATATTATTTTTATATGTAGTATCAATATAATTAATTAAATCTAAACCAGAAATACCTTTATTATATAATTTTGCAGATAGTGAAACTATTTTAATTGGTGTATCAATATTAATTAAGTTTTTTTTAAGATATTTTATTGTAATAGAATTATTTTCTATTAATTCTAAATTATATTGATATAAATTATTATAACATTTATTAATATAAGGATGTGGTACATATATTTCACTAAATCTAGATAATATAGGTTTTAATAATTTATATTTATCTTCAATTATTATAATAAAACGTGTTGTATGACTAAATAATTCAATACATCGGCGTAAAGCAGATTGTGCATCTATAGTTAATTTATCTGCATTTGATAAAATAATTGTTTTAAAAAAATTACCATTATAATTTATATTAGTTTTTGCAAAAAACTTAAGATCTTCTCTTATATATTTTATTCCTTTACAATGCGCACAATTAACAAACATAACATACTTATTTTTTAAAATATTATTATCATAAATTTTATCTATAAATGAATATACTAAACTACGTTTTCCTGATCCACTCGGACCATGAAATATTATATTTGGTATTTTTTGTTCTTGTAAAAAATAATCTAATTTTTCTATAATATTTTTATGAATATCTAATTTTTCTTTCATATTAAAGTAATAAGAGGATATCCCCTTAAACCCCTTAATATGAAAAATATTGTTTTAAAAATTTGTAACACTCTGAGCATATGGATTATTTTTAAATGCAGACAGCATATCTGGATTAATGCGTTCAGCATTAACTTCTTGACTATATTGTTGAGGCAAGTTAATTTTTCCATATGAATCTAATGATGGAATACTATTAACCATTTGATCATGATTTGGTATTATTAAATCTTGGCTTTGTAATCTATTATTAACCCGATCAGTATCTTTTTTTCCAATATCAAGATTAGTATTATTATTAAGCATAGACATATTACCTTGCATGGGCCAATTTTCATAAGTTTTATTTACATTATTATGTTGATTTTCCCAAGCACCAATGCTCATTTGTGCTTCATATGTAGATGGACCTCCAACAAACCCCATACTAGAAGAATCGCATTTATTTCTCTCTTGTTCCTTTACTTGTACTTCGGTTGATTGATAACCGCCTTCCGGTACAGATATGTGTGAAACATTTAAATAATTTAATCCAATCTTATCACTTGTAGTTTCTTTAATAGTAGTTTTAACCGTATTATCCGGATTTGTAATCGGTAAATTTGGAACTAATGCAGCAACATTACCAGTCGAATTTGCATTATATATTACATTTTCTTTTCTGGAAGGACGCAGAGCATCAACGATTGGAGCAACCATTGCCTTAAATGCACCATTAATACCTCCAATAGAGCCAGTATTTTCTTGACAATTTACATGTCTATTATTATTTAATATATTATATCCTTTTCTACCATAATCATAATTATTTGCTGATCCTTGTCCTACCGCTGATGCAGGATTTATATCTGTTGCACATAATTCTGGTCTACTAGATTGTTCATGATAAGAAGTTGTATATGTTCCTTTAGAATTACCATCATTTGCACTAACCCCAAAATATTGATTAGAAGTAGAATTTCTATTTCCATCAGGAATAATATGTTCTGGAATAGATGATTGACCAACAGATGCTCCAGTGGTAGTAAACCATCGTTGTGGACCAATTTCAAAATCTTTGGTTGGACGATTTTTCTCTACAGTTCCTTGAATTCCAGAATTTTGTACTTTAGAGTTTAATGGTCCTTCGTGTCCATATAATCCATATGTTTCTTTAGGATTTGTTTTTACACGTAATTGATCAACTGTTGGTGGAGCCCATGCATCTCGATCCAACATTCCAGAGTTAAATCCTCCCATACCTTCGGTTGTAGATCCTAAACCTAATCCTGGACCAACTTGTTCCTGTTTCCAAGGTAGTACATTAGAAATTTTGGTACTGGGTAATTGTCTAGATTGTATAAAATCACTACTATTCGGAACACCATGTGTAAATTGTACATTATCGTGCGGTTTAAAAAGCGGTGCTTGTTCAACTTTTTTTATACTATGGTGTCCAGCTCCTTGATGATTGTCTAAAATACTTTGGGAATGTATAGAATCAACTGATGGACCCTTTACTTTAGATCCAAAAAATGGAACCATATTATTATGCTTAAAATCAGATTTATTAAATGAATTACCTGAAAGACTTTCAAAATTGTTTTTTGAATCTGGTTTTGAATTATTTCTACTAAAAGAATTGGTTTGTTGATAATTTTGTTCTTGTAAAGTTGATGTCTTATTATTAAAAAATTTATCAGTTGTTTGATTTGGATTAAGATATTGTCTTGTATAATTTGTATTATTTGGATCAATTGTTTTACTTTCTACAGGAAAATTTTTAGTAGGAACATTTACCAGAGGCATTTGTGATTGATTAGCTGGTTTGCCCATATTCGTATAATTTTCTTTATTGTCTTTATTGTCTTTATTTGAAATAACATATAAAAAGCCTAGTCCAATTAAAGGTATTGCTAATTCTGCCATTATATATAAACTATAATAATAAATTAAATAGACTTGTCCCTTTTAGAATTCAAATTATTTAATTTTGAATTCTAAAAATAAATTTTACTTCTTAATAATTTGTTCTAAAGTTAAATATGATGGCTAAGTGCCATATTTTTACAAGAATCATAATTATCTTTTTCTACAATTCTTGAACTAATATTATTTTCAAATTGTAATTCTGTATGTGCTTGTGGATTATGATATAAATGATTGGAATTATTTTGTTCTAAATCCCTTAATTGCCATGCTGGCATAACTGTTCGCGATTCATTAGTTATAATTTCGGCATTTGTTGGAAAACTAATTTCAGAATAATTATTATTTAATAATTCTTCATTTGCATCTCTTTTTGTAATACAATCTCTATCTAATTGTCGATCTATTCCTTTTAAAGCACTATTAACATTCGTTACATTTTGAGATAAATTTGCACCAAATTTTTGTAATCTAATATGTGGATCTTCTATATAATATGGTTTTGTACCATTACCTGGTACATTTAACATATATTTATTCATATTAACATCTTGATCTAAATATTGATTTATTCTCTCTTTATCATCGTATGCTCGTGTAAATGCCATAAATATTAATATATATAAATATTTAATATTATAAAATAATAATAAATATTTATATATATTATATTTGTGGACGCTGCGTATTATCTTGATAAACCTTTTTTGGCATAATAACTTGTTCTCTTTCAAAAAATGATACTTCAGGTAAAGTCTTTAATAAAGGTAGCACATCTGCTTTTTGAGTTACTAAATTAGTTGATCCGACGCCAAATAATACCGATTCAATATCAGTTGGATTATAAGATAAATTATCTGGTGGCATATACCCACCTAAATATGATACTGGTAAAGCTGGATTTGCAGCATGACCATTTGGCGCATTTATGTATGCTAAATTGTTTCTAATATTTTCTAAAGCTCTTTGTTCAAGACAATAATTACCACTGCTATTTTTATCTCTTGTTGATGTCATTATAATATATTATATTATATAATATATTATATTTTGCATTAAATTTAAATTTTTTACACATAGTTTTATCTTTTCTAGTTAGTTTTTATGTTTTATTCTTTGTTTTTTTATATAATAAAAAAATAAATAAATTTATTACTAGATAAAAAATTATTAAATAAAATTATAATCAATAAGAGCATTAAATTTATCTTTATTAATCTCGCTTTCATTAATAATAGAACATAATATAGAATGAAATAAATAAAAAGTCTTATATCCAAAACACATGAGGAATAATGTAAGATTATCATCAATAATACCTTTATTCGTTGATGCAATAATTTGTTCTATATAAGTATTATTTTTATATTTTTCATATAATTGTTCCGTTGTTTTATTAATAATTTTATCATCAAAAATATTTAAATTAAATGCTTGCAAAATTTGAATTTGATATAGTGCATTCGATTCCGACAAATTATCTATTAAATTATATGTACAAACAAAATCTGCTATATAATTTATAGATATATCAGATATATAAGATATATCATTACAAGGAGAATTCATATTATATATAATATTATATGAATTGCTATCTAATATTTTTTAATTTAATATT